ATCGATGATGACTATGCAGTTATCAGTCAGTTCTATACAGCAAAGAGAAGATACCCTACAATACCTTTCTATCTACAGGATGAGACAGGTAGTACATACGAATTTGGGTGGAGTTTAATCTACCAGTATATTGCAAACGTTGATCATTGGTAATGGCAGAACTTAAGGATTGGTTGAATTCTATTAACTTCAATAAGGAGAATCTTATTGAGGAAGACTCTACCCTTATCAAGGAGTATCCACCATTTATTGTCAACAAATGTCTGTCAGGTCACTTAGATTGTGTGTTGTTTGCCAACGAAATGAACAAGTATCATTTCCTGGACAAGGACATGCAATATAATTTTTATCTAAATATATTGAGAAAGAAGAAGAGATTTTCTCCTTGGTTACGTAAGGAGAAAGTATCAGACATAGAGTATGTCAAACAATACTATGGCTATAGTAACGAGAAAGCATCTCAAATTCTGAAAATCTTATCTGATGAACAAATTGACTTTATCAAACAACGACTTGACACTGGTGGTACTAAATGACAAATACTGTTGAACCTCAGGTTAATTGGTCTCAAAGCCAGATGGTTGAGATCAGACTTAACGAACCTGATGACTTTCTTAAAGTGAGAGAAACACTGACTCGTATCGGTGTGGCTTCTAGAAAAGAAAAGAAACTATACCAATCTTGTCATATCCTTCATAAGCAAGGTAAGTATTTCATCGTTCACTTCAAAGAGTTGTTTGCTCTTGATGGTAAATACGCTAATCTTACTATTAATGATGTTCAGCGTAGGAATCGTATTACTAAGCTTCTTGCTGATTGGGGACTCATTACGATAGTCAAAGAAGATAGTGTCCTTGACATCGCACCACTCAACCAGATCAAAGTGTTGTCGTATAAAGATAAGAGTGACTGGACGTTAGAACAGAAGTATAATATTGGTAAGAGAGGTAAAACCGAAGAGGAGGGTTAATGGAACTCAGTAAACCACTTAAGACACTCAGACTAGATCAGTGTATGTACTTTTGGTGGGATCCCCGTATCGATCCAAGGGAACCGGAGTATGATCCAGACTTCGACCCCAGACAACCGAACAATAACAAGCGGGTTTCCACACCCGCTTTTTTCATGGATGTGTTATAATTAGTATGTCAGAGGAAAGGGGGTTCTGCTCCCCCTTTGACGCCAAGGATGCCTTCGGGGTCCACACAACACACTCTCGCTAACTAAGGAGAAGTCACATGTCAAACTTGACAAAGTACAATGCTGCCAATTTGGATCAGCTGTTGGATCGTATGACCAGGAATTCGATTGGAATGGGAGACTATTTCGATCAGGTCTTTAATGCAACTACAACTAACTATCCTCCATACAATGTAATCCAGGTAAATAGTCATGAGACGCGACTGGAAATTGCACTAGCCGGATTTAAGAAAGAGGAGGTACATGCTTACACCGAGTATGGAAAACTTTATGTCGAAGGGAAGAAAGAAACTCCCGCTGAGGAACGGACGTTTGTCCACCAGGGATTGGCTCAGAGAGACTTTACACGAGCCTGGACCCTCTCTGAAGATACAGAAGTCTCCAACGTCGTATTTGAAGACGGACTTCTCTCAGTCACCCTCACTAAAGTTGTTCCCGAGCACCACCAACGGAAAGACTACCTCTAAATAATACGTATCGTCGTCGCATGGACAGCGGGGCAACTGGCCAAATCCAGTTGACGCCCCGCTTTTTTTATGTTAAAATTACTCTAGGAAAAACTGTAGGATCATGATTAAACTGTTGCTGCTTAAGTCTGGTGAAGACGTAATCGCAGATGTTCAAGAAATGACTGTAGAAGAAAAGGTGGTGGGATATTATCTTAAATACCCTTGTCGCGTTAATCTTTGTAGTAACGTAGACACTGCTGATGGTTCCTCTCGGGTCCCTTCTAAGATTCAACTTCTTCCTTGGATGCCCTTGAGTAAAGATAAGGTCATTCCTGTAGTATCTGACTGGGTTGTAACTATTACAGAACCTATTGAACAACTATTAAAAATGTATACCGATGGCATCGAAAAATATGAAACCCCTAAAGATTCTAGTACTGGAACAGAACCTGTATCTGATAACGCAGATTGAGGAGGTGGCCACCGAATTGGGTGAACCCGATTGTAGGTTGATTGAACCCTTTGTTCTGAAGAGTGATGGAACGATGAAACCCTGGTTGGTTGACATTACAAGCCAAAACTCTTTTATGATTCACTCCGATAAGATCTTGACCATTGCAGATCCTAACGGTAAACTAATTGACAAATACGAAACTCTGGTAAAGGAATGAGGTTTTACACAAACGTCCAGGTTGTTGGTAACAACTTCCTGGTCCGTGGTTATGAGAACGGACAGAGTGTTATCTTTAAAGAGGAGTATTCCCCCACCCTGTTCGTTAAATCAAAGCGAGAGTCTAAGTTTAAAACTCTCGAAGGTGAAAACGTAGAACCTATTCAACCTGGTGGTGTACGTGAATGTAGAGACTTCTACAAGAAGTATGATGAAGTAGATAACTTTAAGATCTATGGTAATGACCGGTACGTATTCCAGTACATATCCGACAAATATCCTGAAGATGAGATCAAGTTTGATATCAAGAAGATCAATCTTGTAACAATCGACATCGAGGTTAAATCAGAAGAAGGGTTCCCGGACCCGGAGAATTGTGCTGAGGAGATGTTGACCATCTCTATTCAGGACTATGCCACAAAACAAATTAAGACTTGGGGTAGAAAGCCCTATACACCATCACAGGCAAATGTAACCTACTATCACTTTGAGGATGAGGTTGCAATGCTTAACGCATTCTTGTATTGGTGGAACTCCAATCCCCCTGAGGTTGTGACAGGTTGGAACTGTCGCCTATATGATATCCCATATCTTTGCGGTCGTATTGACCGGATCATGGGAACAAAGAAACTCAAACTCATGTCACCATGGGGTATCGTCAGTCAAGAACAGGTTTACATCAATGGTCGTGAATTCAATATCTTTGATATTGCTGGTGTATAGG